ACGTTCTACACCTAGCACAACTGATGGTACTAAGGACGATTGTTTGGCTTATGGGTATAAGTATAAAAACAGCAAGTGTTATGCGTTTAGCAATTTAGCTAAAAGAGATAAAAAGCAAAGAAATATTAAAAGCACAAATATTACTACAGGGGTGCAAAATTCTTACTTAGGATCAGGAAACGTTACACAAGGGAATAAAAACATAACACTAGGAAACAACAATAAAACACTAAATGCAAACAACAACATTGTTATTGGCAATGGTGTTTATACTAATTTAGATGGTGGTATAACATACGGAAGTTATAGCACAGAAAATAGAGCAAGAAATGTTTTTTTCACTTATGAGGGTAGCACTACAAATGCAGTTGCAACTGAATTATTTAGTAATGGAGATAACAAACTTAGTATTGATGAAAATTACGAAGCTGCTTATTTTATAAAAGCAACCTTAGTCTCGCTTAATCCAGTTAGTAATACTTGCTCACAACACGAACTATGGTCGCAATTTAGATTTGCAAACTCAACATTAACAAGGACATCGGCAGCAACTATTACAGCAGGATTAGGCGATGTAGCTCTTGGTTTAGAATTAGATGCAGTTGCAGGAACACCTGACTATATAAGAGTAAGAGTTACAGGCAGATCTTCTGAGACATGGTACCATAATATAAAACTTGACATAACAGAAATAAAATATGCGTAAAATACTACCAATAGCTTGCAAATTGCAAGGTGATATGATAGCAGTAGCTTTCTATGGATTAAAGGAGGTACTACCTGCTATTACTAATTACACAAATGTTAAAACGAAAAATAACGATATAATACTAGGCAAATGGCAAGCGAAGAAATAATTATTAAAGTAAAAACCGATACTAAAAATGCAGATAAAGGCTTAGACAATATTAAAAAAAGTGCTAAGGGTGCAGGAGATGAAGCTAAAGCTGCTGCAGGGCAATTTACATTTATGGGTTTAAGCTTAAATGGAGTAAAAACTGCTTTTGCTAAAGTTATACCCATGGCTAAAGCTATGTTCGGTAGTATAAAAGCAGGACTAATTTCTACAGGAATAGGTGTATTTGTGATAGCTATCGGTAGCTTAATGACTTTCTTTACTAAAACAAAGCGAGGTGCTGAAATGTTAGAAAGGGCTACAGCAGGATTAGGTGCTGCTTTTGGTGTAATTACTGATAGAATATCTGCACTAGGCGAGGGGCTAGTAAATGTATTTACAAACCCACAAGAAGCAGTTAAAAATTTGTGGGAAACTATCAAAACAAATTTAGTTAACAGAGTTGAGGGCATAATTTTGCAATTTGAAGCATTAGGTACAGTTATACAAGGTGCTTTAAACTTAGATTTTGACGAGATTAAAAAAGGCATGGGCGAGTTTGGTACAGCGACATTACAAGTAGCTACTGGTATGGATGAAATACAACAAAAAAACTTTGCTGATACTATTAAGGGTATAGCTACAGAAATAAAAGAAGAAACAAAAGCAGCTATTGAATTAAAAGGAGCTTTACAAGCTATTAAAGACGAAGAAAGAGCGTTTACAATCCAGAAAGCGAAAACTAGGCAAGAGATACAAAAGGCAAGGCTAGAAGCTATAGACGAAAACAAAACTTTAGATGAAAGGATTGAAGCATTACAAAGAGCTGCAGATTTAGAAATAGCAACTACGCAAAATGCTTTAGATATGCAAGAAAGAAAATTAGCAGCAAAACAAGCTGAGGTTGATCTGGGCGAAAGTTTAGCAGAGGACTTTGACGAGTTAGCTCAATTAGAAGTAGCATTAATAGACATGAAAACTCAATCTTTTCAAACGCAAAAAAGGTTAGCTACTGAGTTAGAAAGTTTAACTAATGAACAAATAGCTTTAGATAAAAAAGCAGCAAGTGAAAAGACTAAGGCTGATAATGAAGCAGCAAAAAATAAGCTAGCAAATGATAAAGCAGAATTAAAAAATGCTAAAGCGGTTGCCGATTCTAAAAGAGCTTTGGCTATGGGCAGTTTATCTACTATACAAGAGGTGTTTGGTAAAGAAAGCAAAGCAGGTAAAGCTGCTGCTATTGCACAAGCTAGCATTAATACTTATCAAGCAGCATCTAAGGCATTAGCTACGTTTGGCGTACCTGTTGGAATACCTTTTGCAGCATTAGCAGTTGCATCTGGTTTTAAACAAGTGCAAAGCATTTTAAATACTAAAGAGCCTAAGTTTGCATCTGGAGGTATGGTGCGAGGATCAGGAACAGGAACAAGTGATAGCGTAAGTGCTAGACTAAGTAAAGGTGAAACGGTAATTAATGCAAAAAGCACTCGAATGTTTAAGCCTTTATTATCTGCAATGAACCAAGCAGGCGGTGGTGTAGGCTTTGCTAATGGTGGTAGCTTAGACACAAGTTCTGGAGGACAAACTTTTGGAGCTGTTAAAGCATTTGTGGTAACTGATGACATTACAAATAGCCAAGATAGTTTGGAAAAAATAAGACAAAAAGCAACAATTTAAAAATAGAAAAAAATGCCTTGTACAAAATGCGAAAATGACAAATACAAATATGGTGAGGGTGATTGCAAATACAAATCTCTAAAAGAATGCCAAGAAGCTAATGCTTATGACATTGTTGAGCTAGTAATTGACGAAGATAATGAAGCACTAGCTATTGATGCAATTAGCTTAGTTACTAGCCCTGCTATTGAAACTGATTTTATATACTTTAATGCAGTAGAAAATAATCTTAACCTTGCAAGTGTTGATGAGGAGCAAAGGCTATTAATCAGCCCTGCATTAATTCCTTATAAACAGATTTACAGATATGATGAAAAAAAGGACAAGCAATATTATGTCTATTTTACAGAAGAAACTGTAAGAAAAGCTGCAGAAGCTTATATGAAGCACCAGAATACAAACAATGCTACTATCCAACATGAGGACAAAGTAACAGGAGTGCATACTATTGAGAGCTGGATCGTACAAGATAGCAAAAAAGACAAGAGCAATTTGTATGGTTACGAGTTGCCTGTTGGCACTTGGATGGTTTCAATGCGTGTACTTAACGATGAGGTCTGGGAAAGAGTTAAAAGTGGCGAGCTAAAAGGTTTAAGCATAGAGGGTTACTTCATTGACAAGATGGAAACACTAGCAAAACAGAATTTAGCAGAGCCTATTGGCGAAGTAAATGGGTTGCCATTATATAAAGATAAAGACGATGCTATAAAAGCAGCTAAAGAGCTTGGCTGTGAGGGTGTGCATCAGCATAAAATTGGCGATGATCTGTTTTTTATGCCTTGTAGCAATCATGAAATTATTACAAACCTAATGGAGTTGCTAGATTTAGTAGATGCAGAAGATACTATACTAGAAAGTTATACTGACTATCCAGATAGTGCTACAAATAATGCAAAAAAAGCAATAAAATATAAGGAAGAAAATGGCTCTAGCTGTGGCACACAAGTCGGATGGACAAGAGCAAGACAATTAGCTGATAAAAAACCTATCAGTAGAGAAACTATTGCAAGAATGGCTAGCTTTAAAAGACACCAACAGCATAAAGACGTACCTTATTCAGAGGGTTGCGGTGGCATTATGTGGGATGCTTGGGGCGGTGCAAGTGGTGTTGAGTGGGCAATCAAAAAGCTAAAGCAGATTGATAAGAGCAAAAACGAAACAAATTAACTATTACTATATATTACTTTATATAACTGATTAAAACAGCTTTAAATGGACTTAAAACAAAGAATTAGAGTTGCGCTTGGTATTGACGAAGAAGCAACAGAACAAAATGAGGTGCAGCTAATGTTTGAAGACAAACTAGCTGACGGAACTATTATCGTATCAGAAGCGGACGAGCTTGTGGCAGGTGTAGTTTTAAACATACTTAGCGAAGATGGTGTACAAACTCCACTTCCAGAGGGTAATTACACAACAGAAGCAGGTGTTGGCTTTTCAGTAGATGCTAGCGGTGTTGTATTAGAGGTTGCAGAAGCAGTCGAGGAAACAGAAGCAGAAGATGAAGAAGAAGAAGTTGCACTTGCAACGGAAAGCGAAATTTTTGCAGAAGTTGGTACAGTAGTAAAGGAGTTGCTAGAAGAAGTGAGAAAAGACATTTCTAGGTTAACTGCTGAATTAGATGAGCTAAGAGGTGAAAACCTTGCAAAAGATCATAACATAAATGAATTGCAAGATGAAAACACAAACCTATCTGCTCAAATTACAAAATTAGGATCAGAAGCAAGCGAACAGCCAATACAGGCTTCAAAATTTGCTGATCAAAAAAGCGTATCTAGTAAAGAATACAAAGATATGAGCTCACAAGAAAAATATTTATTTAACTTTAACAATCAAAAATAATGGCATTAGCAATTACAAGTAGTACGTATGCAGGAGAACATGCAAAAGCGTATTTGAACGCAGCTTTAAAACAAGCTGAGTCTTTGAAGTACATGACTATCAGAGAAAACATCAACTACAAAGAGGTGATGAACAAAGTAGCAGGAGCTAACTTAGTAAAAGACAGAAGTTGTGCTTTTACAGAAAACTCTGCTACACTTACTCTTACTGAGCAAGTTTTAGAGGTAAAACCTTTACAAATTAATATTGACCTTTGCAAGAAAACTATGCTTTCTGACTGGTCTGGATTACAACAAGATGATTTTGTTGCTTATGCTATGTCTTTCTTAGGCAAGTCTATTGCTGACTCAGTTGAGACAGCTATATGGCAAGGTACTGCAAACGGAGCTGGATCATTTGCAGGAATTTCTGCAACTGGCATGACTACTTCGTCGTCAGCAAACTATACGGCAGCTAATATTATTGCTAGTTTAGGTACTTTAGCGGCTGATTTACCTGCTAATATTTACATGAGCGATGATTTATACATCTATATGAATAAAAAGACTTACAGATTTTACATCAATGCAATTTCTGCATTATCTGCTTTTCCTTTCAACAATATGGGTGAATATACACCAGTCTTTGAGGGTATTAAAATTGCAGTTTGTCCAGGCATTCCAGACAACATTATGTATGCAGGAGAATCGACTAACATATTTTTCGGTACTTCTTTAAGTTCTGACCTTTCTGAGGTACGTGTATTAGACATGGAGAACTTAGATGGTAGCGACAACATTAGAATGGTTGCAAAATGGACTGCAGGCGTACAAATTGGTGTACCATCTGACTTTACAAAACAATCATAAATATTAATTGCTAAAAGTAGGGGGCTAATACCCCCTGCCTAGGCTTCCTAAAAACAAGAAAATATGGCATGCGAATTAACTAAAGGTAGAAGCCTAGATTGCAAGCACTCAACAGGAGGTATAAAAGCAGTTTACTTCGTTCAGTTAGAAGACGTAGTACTAACAAATTTTGAAGCGGGCGTTATATCTGATTTGGAATTTGTGAGTGGCGCTGCTACTAAATTATTTAAATATACTTTACCAAGGGGAACAGGATCGTTTACAGAAACATTAACAGGTAGCCCAGAAAACGGAACATTTTTCTACGAGCCTACTGTAAATATGATGTTACACGGACTTAGCTCTGCTGATCAAAACGAAATTAAATTACTTGCACAGAACAGACTAGTTGTATTTGTACAATTAAACGCTAGAATAGCAACAGCAGGGCATGACGTTCTACTTTGTATGGGCGGCGAAAATGGTATGGAGTTAACTACTGCAACTGCAGCAAGTGGCGCTGCTTTCGGAGATATGAGCGGGTACAATCTTACCTTTGCAGGTATGGAGCGTTTTCCTTTATCTCAAGTAGCAGACTACTCTACTAATCCATTCGACAATAGTGCTTTTAATGGCGGTAACGCTATTACAATACAGAGCACTTAATAGTAAATAACTAAAATATATCTAAGAAAAGAGGGCAAAAAGCCCTTTTTTTTTGGTATAAATGAAACAAATGCTACTATTTTATATATTACTATATGA